TGATGTTTGTTATTCCATTAACCGTTTGGATTATCAAGACTGGAGGTCTGTAATGTACGACCAATATCTAAAATCTAATTACGATGCTTGGCTTACTAATGACGATTCTGAATACGTTGATGAAGACGCATTTGAAGAACGAGTCAAAGATTTGTTGTATCACAATGATGACTATAACTGCTGTTTATTTGAAAACTTTAGTGAAGACATTTATTCAGCAACAGCAGAACAAGCACAGTCTATTGAAGAATACTTGCAAAACAAAGACTTTGAAAAACTAGGCCGTTTGTTATGGTGCATATCAATGGAATCTCGTGAAAAGTTTGCAAGAATACAAGCTGAAAAAGAAATGGACAATTAAATGACTAATTTTGTGAAAGAACTAGAAAAAATGGATAAACGTAAAACTTTTAGTGAGTTGCGTCAAATTAACGTCAACGAGTTTACAGAACGTAAAGGTAATCTAACGTATTTGTCTTGGACTTATGGCTTAGACATTCTATTGCAAAACGATTCTACGGCTACATGGAAGTTTTTAGAACCAATGGTTTATAACGAAACGATGATGGTGCGTACAGAAGTTACAGCTTTAGGTAAAACTTTAGAAATGCAATTACCTGTAATGGACAATCGTAATAACGCAATCAAAAATCCAGATGCTCGTAAAATTTCGGACTCACAGATGCGTTGCTTGGCTAAGAATATTGCTTGCTTTGGTATTGGTTTATATATCTATGCTGGTTCTGATTTGCCATCGGATGCTATTGATGAAGAAAAGCCTGATTTAACAGATTTAACAATACATTGGTTAGACAATATTAACGAATGTTTAGACATGGATACATTAAAGTCAGCATATGGCCAAGCATATAAAGAACTTAGTAAAAACAAAGAAGCTATTGCTAAGATTAGTGCAGCTAAAGATAAAAGAAAGGCAGAATTACTATGACTGACGCACAATTAAAAGAATTAGCTGACCTTAGAGTTGCTATTCAAGATTTAAAATATCAACTTATTCATAAACATCGTGAATTATCAGATGCAGAGATTATATCTTGTATGGATAAAGCTGATCCTGATATTAATGAAATGATTGAATTTGCTAGAAAAGTATTAAGAAAGGCAAGAAATGACAGCAAATGAACTTGCAGATATTTTAGATAGACGAGGCGAAGACCATCAATTAAATGCGGCTAATATGCTACGCCAACAAGCAAAAGAAATTGAGGAGTTGAAAGCTGACGCAGAAAGATATAAATATTTAAGAAATCATTGCTACAAATTAAAGTATCCCAATAGTGATATTGATAGAGCAATGGAGTTAAATTTTGTTGTTAGTGGAGTATGGGCTGATAACAAAAATCCTGAAGTATTAGATGGTTTGATTGATTTTATGCATAAAGAGGCAAAAAATGACTGATAAAGAATCTGATATTTACTCAACTGGTTATTGGAATGGTATTCAGAAAGCTAAAGAAAAAAATGAAACCTTAGACACAAGGTCTTACTTGATTGGTAGATATGATGGTTTGCGTGAACTAAGTGATGCAACAATACGAGAATTGTCAGTTGCTTTTATGTTGGTATTACGCAGAACTTCTGAAGATGAACTTTTTGAAAGTGTGTATGAATACTCAAAATTACTACTAAAGAAAGCGAGTGAAATGACCGACAAAGAATCTGCTATATACGCAACTGGTTATTGGAATGGTATTGCTAAAGTAAAACTTCGTGAATTAACAGATGAGGAAATAACTCAAATTGTCAGCGAAAAACTTGAAACTTGGAATACAAAAGAAGCAATGATTGATTTTGCAAGAGCAATACTAAGAAAGGCACAAGATAAATGAAAACAAACCACGATGGAACAGTTACTTTAAATGCTAATGTGTATGAAGGAATTATCCAAGGTTCGGAACAATGGCTTAAAGAATGTCGTTTAGGTAAAGTTACTGCTAGTCGTGTTGCTGATATTTTAGCCAAGACTAAGACTGGTGTATCTGCTAGTCGAGGAAATTATCTTATCGAGCTTGCACTTCAGCGAGTTACAGGTAATATTGAACCAACATATATGAATGAGGCTATGCAATGGGGTACATCCACAGAACCACAGGCGAGAGTTGCTTATGAAGTTAAAACAGGTAATTTTGTTGACCAAATCGCTTTTATCGACCATGACGTTATATCTTGGTTCGGTTGCTCTCCTGATGGCCTTGTCAATAATGATGGGCTTATTGAAATCAAGTGTCCTAACTCTGCTACACATTGGGCAACTATTAAAGATGGTAAACCACCAGCTAAATACGTTATACAAATGCAATCCCAAATGGCAGTAACCAATAGACAATGGGCAGATTTCGTGAGTTTTGACCCAAGAATGCCTGAACGTAGTCAATTGTTTATTTGTCGTGTAGAACGTGATAAAACGATGATTGATGAAATAGAATCTGAAGTAGTCAAGTTTTTAAGTGAAGTTGAAAGTGAAGTTAATTTAATGAAAGGAAGTTGATATGGGTATTAAATATTATGTAAAAGCAGCAATATCTGAATACACAGATAAAGATGGTAAGTCCAAGAAGAAATATCAGTCTATAGGAGTCGTTATTGAAACCAAGAACGGCTTAATGCTGAAACTTGAGTCATTACCATTACTATCGTTAAAAGACGGTTCTCTAATGGCTTATTTGAACGAACCAGAGGACAAGCCAAGTGGAGAATTTCCAGCAACTCTAGCTGATATTAAGGATGACATTCCATTCTAGGAGATTTCTATGACACCATACAATACAGGTAAGGTCAAAATAGGTATTAACTATAAACCACGACCATATATTGAAACTGATCCTGATATGCTTAGACTACAAACAGCTTTATTGTCTAAAGGTATCTGGGATATATTTAAGAAATGGTTATCAAAATGAGAACGGTTATTAACGTAGCCGTTATTTTTTCTTTATTGGTGTGTTTATTTGTTATTTCTTTAACTGAATTAGAAAGATACCAAATTAAAAAAGATTGTGGACTCATGGAAATAAGTCCTGATTTCACACCAAAAGAACGTCAAATGTGTAGAATGATTCGTGGATCAGTTAAATAGGCACTAGAGGATGTTACAAGTAAGTTTTTTTCCTATTTTCCGACTTACAGCTAGCAGTAACCAAATCTATGATCCACCTAATATCTTTTCTACATTTTGAATCTTTGCTATACGGTCATCCAGTCCTAGCAAACCACCATTGATGCGTTGCGTCATCGTTTTATAATCACTAGCGTCTGCTGCCATGTTTAAATTCCGTTTATTCCAGTACCATCCAGCAGATAAACAAGCGTACTCTGGTTGCAACAGTAAATCAGGATTATTAATGGCATCCACTCCTGACGAATCACTAAACGATTTATAGTTATCACGGCCAGTCAATTGAATTAATCCACGACCATGATACTTCCATCCATCACCATCTTCTAAATTGCCCATACGACCACCGTATATCTTGTTAGCAATCTTTTCTGGTGTATCGAATGGTAATGCACTCTCTACAGTAGGAAAACGACTAGGAAACACAATATGAAGTCTATCAGGTTTGTAATGTAAGTTTTCTTCTAATACTTTAAAGTTACCACTTTCATGCTGACATTGACCAATAAAACTAGCTTGTCTTTTAGGAGTTGATATATCGTATTTAGCAAATACATCAATTAACGGTTGTAGCCACTTTTCATCAAGTCCTATTGCTTTTAATTGATCATTTGTCATCTTGCTCTTGTCCTATTTTGATACCTGTTATAAGTCCGATAAATCCACCAATAATTGTTTGAAATGCTGGTGTAATTGCTTCAAATATTTTACTGTTATCTACTTGAGTATCAAATAATCCAGCAAGTAAAGCACCTACCATTCCAATAATTACAATACATAATGTAATGGTTACGCATACGGTTACAAAGCCTGGCACAGACTTAGGACTAATCATTTAGAAGCAACTCCTTGCATTTTTTCCATTGTTCTTAATCCACCCATACCAAGCATACCCATCATTAATTGCCATAAATTATCATCAAGTCCTGGTAATGGAGCAATTGCTATACCAAAATTTGGCAATATACCCATCGCTAATGGCTTTAAAAGGTATTGATAAGCAAGTGCTAAGGCACATACCCATCCAATAGCTGGTCTCCATCCTGATACGAATATGGATAAATTAGATGCTTCAACTTTATTAATATCAGTTTGAGCTGTCATTTGAGCTAAATCACCAGATTGCTGGAGTTTTAATAATTCTAATTTGGCATTGGCAGCTTGAGCTGGATCAGGAAAGATACGAGTAATTAACGTATTACCCAAATCAAGTGCTGCGGATATTGGATCGAGAGCCATAGTTAGTCCTTTAATAGAATAATTAACATCATACAAATCAATGCAAATATTGTCCACCATTTGAATAAATCATCATCCACGCACTATATCCTTCTTGGTTCGAACAATTACTTTATGTTCCATAGGAAACTTTACTTTAGGTTTCTTATGTATTTTTTCTTCAAAATGCAAATAAAATACATATGCCCAAATGAACAACTCAATCAAATAAACAATGAACCAAATGGTTGCCCATGTCATACAAGATTAAAATAAAACAACAAACTGGTAACAATAAACGCTGCAAAGAAACACCAAAACTGCACTCGTCTTACGTCTTCTAATTTATGACCGTAATACTTCTTACTTTCTAAATGTTCTTTTTCTACTACTTGTTTTAACTCTAATACTTTTGACCATTCTTTAGCACCATACTTGGCTTTAAATTCTTTTTCAGCTTCGTTTTCTGCTTGAATGATGGCACTCTGATTTTGATACTCTTGGATAGCTCGATATATCATCGAGTTTTCCATTGCTTCTTCGTGAATCTTATGCTTCTTTCTTGCTTCTAATTCCTGTAATGCGACTTCTGTTCCATCTCGTTGTATGTTCTCAATGCTCTTGGTAAGTTTCTTTCCAGCTTGCCTAGTTTGTTCCAAACTATCTGCTAGAGAGCTTGCACCTTCAGCAATTGGATTAACCATTTCATTTTGATATTAAATGTTGAACAATATCGACAATCATGTCTTTACCAAAAAATACAGATATAATCACAGCGTATAAAAGATATTCAATACGTTGCATACGCTTCGATCCTTTGTCAAAAGAATCCAATATACCTTCGTAGCGTTCTGCACAAACAGCTTCATGCACAGACAAACGCTTATCATTTTCAGCAATTACAGCTTCCATATCCATACTAAGCCTTCATAATCTTATAGTTTGAATAGATAATATATGTATAAACAACATCTAATATAGCAATAGCAATTAAAACATCTTTAACAAACCATCCAATAACAACAGCTAATGATTTATAAATAGCCAATGCAGGAATTAATCCAATCTTAGATATTCCAAATGCAACAATTGGATTGCCTTCATGTCCTTTATCTGACTTTAGACATTGATAAGTAGTCCAAAAGTCTCCACATTGAAGAATAACGAATATAGCGAATAGGATGTAATTAATCATAATAATTTATAAAACTACAGGTAAAGTATAAATTCCAGATTGAGCATATTGTAATGCTTGAGGTAAATTAGGAAATTGAACTACTTGAATAGCCGACATTCCAAAAGAAATACTTGTTCCACTTGCATTAGTAAGAGTAGCTCCACCAGCAGTACCTCCTGACACGCACCCTGATATTACAGTATATGAGTGCCAGTTGCCATCAGACGGAACAATAAAATAACCACCGCCATTAATTCCGTTAGCGTACCCAAAAGAAGAACTAAAAAATGTTCTACCAATACCTGACGTTTGTTTTAAAGCAAAAGTTATTACATAAAAAGCGTTAGTAACAGAAGTAAATGTCCCTGATGAAAGTCCATCACCATTTGCACAATTTGTTACAGATAAGTATTTACTTGAAATTAAACCATCACCGCTTGTAATAGCTACGGTAGGAGAACCAACAACATTTGATGTTGCTCCAGCACAAGAACCTTTAGTCCATAAATTTAAAAATGGCCCAGTTGCACTTCCTTGAACTTGTTGGATAGGCCATACTGTAGAATTAAAAATTGTGCCACTATTGGAAACAGGTAATAAAGGAACTACATTTTTTACGTTAGTAAATGGTACTAAAGAATATCCGTTATTATTGTATATATTACAATCTTTAATAGTTGAAATAACATTAGTTCCAAATGTAGGTACAAAAGCACCATTAATATTAGTTCCTGACATTCTAAAGAAGTTAATATAATCATTTGGTGTAGCTGGTGAGTTATATACATAAACTGGATTTGGAGCAGTCATATCTCTGCAATCAATTAAATCTATAGATGTTCCACCAGAATAAATAATACAACTTGGATAAGTTACACCTCTAACTGTTATTCCAGTTTCAGTTCCAGATCTACCTTCAAACCAACATTTTAAAAATGTTGTGCATCCGATGTTTGCTTGAATTACAACAACAGCAGAATTTCCACCAATTATTTGACAAGATGTAAACATTACATGATTGTCTTTTTCATACGGATTATCAACTTGTTCTTCAAAATACGAACAATTACAATAGTCAAACCAACAATTTGTAAAATACCATTCGCTAGGATTAATTAAAACGGTTGAAC